ACGTTGTTAGTGGATATGAATACACACTAATTTCCACTCCGTATGCTGAAATCGGAGAAATTATTGATGAGCTAGGACTGGGAACAGAGCCAACAGATTTAAACTTCTACCCATATGCTAAATTGCGATCATGTGAAAGAATTGCCCGTTTACAGATAGATAACTACACTGGTAGAAACTTTGGTCAAAGAGATAGTGCTCAAGTTGTTTATGGAAATGGATCAGATACACTCTTATTCACAGAAACAATGACCAATCTTACAAAAATTGAACAAGATGATGTTGTTATCTTTGATACAGCAACTGGATATAATGCTCTAGGGTATGAAATTGTAATTACAGAAACTGGTCAGGGTGTTAGAATTACAAATACTGGAAATTCAGAAGGCTCTTTAATTGCTCCTTCCGCCCAATGGTATGCTCCAGGACCACATTTTGTTAATGGCTCTAGATACAAAATTTATGGAACAACTGGATACAAATATGTTCCAATGCCAGTAAAGCAAGCAGCACTGCTTCTTATAAATGATAACTTATTTAATGATGTACTCTGGAGACAAAAATATATTTCAGAGTTCAATACAGGTCAGATGCAAGTTAAACTCCGTGATACGGCGTTTACAGGCACAGGAAACCTACTCGCAGACGAGCTATTGGACCCATTCAAGATCACTGGCATTGTGGTGATTTAAATGTATGGTGGCATATCATACGGTCTATTGAATATGACATGTGACGTTTACGTTCAGAAGCAGTCTCAAGATCCAAATACTGGCGGAATTATAAGAGATTGGGTTTTCTCCAAGAAGATTATTTGCCATATTGATATAATCACATCAACAGGTGCAGCTACACCAGATAACTTTAAAGACTTTGGATTTATGTATGTTGAAGAAGAGAAGATTAGATTAAAGACAAAAGACCAACTTTCAAAAAGATTTAGAATAACTAATATTAAAAATAGGTCAGGAGAAGTAGTTTTTTCAGAGAAAGATAAGATTGACTCACCTCCTACTATATTTGAAATTGATTCACATCATCCAAGACTAGATCCGTTAGGCAATATCCTTTACCACGAATCAAATCTTAGAAGGGTAGGAGTTCAAGATGCCCCAAATTACAGTTAGTAAGACAGACCTAAATGCCATTTTGATAGAAGCAAGAAACAAGGTAGAAGGCGTGTCTAGCTTAAGAACCCCAATGAATCAAGAGCAAATAGCTAAGGCTGTTTTTACAATTGCAGGACAAGCTTTTATAAGAAAGACAAACTCGGTTGCTGCAGCAAATCCAAAAAGCTTTCACCACATCTATGAATGGAATAGCGTTGGAAGTGAAAGTCAGAGATTATTCAGACTAGTTAGATCCTCCGTAAGATCTGGAAGATTGATGATTTCTTCTGAGTTTACAGATTCTAAAAAATCAGTCCCAGTTGACCCAAGACTAAAGGTTTCTAGAAATGGCTCTAGATCCGTTAAGGGTAATCATGTATTTAGAAAGAAAGCTTCAGTAATGGAGTCTGGAAGAGCAATAAGAATTTCCGCCAAAGCATCTAAAAGCTTGGTGTTTCCAAATAGGAATGGAACTGGACTAGTGTTTACAAAGTCTGTGGTTATAAATAATCCAGGAGGAAAAGCAGTAAAGAATTCTTTTTCTAGGCACATGAGATCTTGGTTTTCAAATCCAGCAAACATTTCTTTAGCAGTAAGCTCATCAGGATTTAATCGTGCATTAGAGAAGGAGCTTTCTTCTGCACTTAACCAAAAGGGGGCAGGAATGGTAGTAGCAAACAATGTAATAAGATCCGTATCTACTAAGTACTCTCAAGGCAGGACAATCCTATGACGGTAAATTATGCTGACACAGCCATGTCAAAGATTAGACTATACCTTTGGGAAAACCTAATAGGTGCGGGAATATTGAGAGAATCAGATTATATTGCTGATGGCTTTATCCAAGCCCTTGTTCCAATTATTCCAACTCAACAAGTACCAGAATTTAACAATCTTATTGGAAATAAAACCTATATAATCTATGATACAGACATTACTGAATATTATGATCAATGGTGGATTTGTCAAGAAAACGCTATATTTACAATAGTTTCAACAGACTATTCAAAGATCACTGAAATAGTTCAATTTATGGTTGATTTATTTAGAAGAATGGATGAAAGTGCTACAGATATCAATGAATGGCAGCCAAATACATCAAATTTCAACTTCTACACATTTACACTAAAAGCAGCAGCAGCCCCAACTCCAGTACAAGAAGAAGGCGGAAGACAGATGGCTGAGGTAGAAATATCCTATAAATACTCAAGAAACCTAGATTCTGCAAAAAGATTCGTATAAATATTTGGATTAATTAGGCAACATGGTATTATTTTACTGAGGAAGTAAGACAATTTTAGATACTTTAAGAACAAAAAATAAAAAAAGTAGGTGAAAAATAAATGGCAAATGTAAAAAATATTCTTGTTGGTGCAGCAGATGTATGGATTACTGGTCTAGGTCAGGCTCAGGGCGATAACGTTCCTGCAGTTTCATCAACAACCAGATATGCAGCAGCACTAGCGTCAGATAACAAGTGGAGAAACATGGGTTTCACCACAGAAGGACTTGAACTTTCATACGAACCAGATTATGGTGACGTGGTTGTTGATCAGCTTCTTGACTCAGCTCGTATTTTCAAGCAGGGTCTTAAGGTTATGCTCAAGACTTCGTTCTCAGAAGGCACACTTGAAAATCTTCAGGTGGCTTTTGGTCAGGATGATTCGGTTGTTAACAGTGCAGGTAGCAATGTCTACGCACTTAACGTTAACTCCACAGCAACCAACACAACATTGAACATTGCAGCTGGTGGTCTAGGTACCGCTCCTGTAGAGCGTTCTATTGTTGCTATTGGTAATGCTCCACAAAGCCTTGGTACTGCAGGTCAGGCATCAGGTTTCGGTGGTGCATACGAATCTTCTTCAGTGAAGAAGGAGCGTGTATACATTGCTCGCCGTGTTGTTTCTATGGAAACAGTCGCACACGGTCTGAAGCGTACAGATGCTACAGTATTCCCTGTAACATTCCGTTGTCTTCCAGATACAGCAAATGGTGGCGTTGATGGTTCCGAATATGGAAAGATCATTGACCGAGTTTACGGTTAATTTATAATTTAATATAGAAAAAGAGGGGTCACTTCGGTGGTCCCTCTTTTTATGGGTTTTTCATTAACTTTGATATAATTTTATAGACAACACAGGAGGATTCAAATTGGCTACCAAAGTGTACGACACTGTTGAATTAGAATTAGAAAATGGCGAGGTTGTATTAATCAAGCCATTGCCGATTAAGGCATTAAGAAAGTTTATGGACGTTATTTCGCAAGCGGGAACAGATGAGGCTGAGTCAGAAACTCAGTTAATGGATACATTCATCGAGGCTTGCACATTATGCTTAAAAGCATTGCATCCAGTCATGTTTGAAAAAATGACTCAGGCAGATATTGAAGAGCTAGTAACTCTTCCCACGATTATGAAGATCCTTGAGGTCGCTGGGGGTTTGAAGACAACGGACCCAAATCTCCTGGGGGCAGCAGTCGTTGGGATGAACTAGACATTGCTGCTCTTGAAGCGGAAGTTTTTCTTTTAGGTCACTGGAAGAATTTTGACGAATTGGAATCCAATTTGTGCATGGAGGAGTTATTAATAACTCTAAAGGCAATAGGGGAGAACAAGAGTCAAGAAAGAAGATTCCTTGCAGCAATACAGGGAATTGACCTAGAAGATGATGATGAAAATAAGGGAGATGTAATTGAGTTGAAGGGATATACCGCCGAACAAGAAGGTTTTGGAATTGGTATGGGTCTTGGATACGAAATTCAAGGTGAATAACATTGTCTAATATTGAGTTGAATGTAGTTGCCCTCGGCAACTTCAAAGGTCTTCAAGCCGAATTAGCTGCTTTAGATAAGCAGATAAAGGCTATGAACGCAAGCCTTGCTTCAAATCAAGCTGCATTAACCGCAAAACAATTATCTGGATTAAGTAATGCCTTCCATCAGGCAATGCTTCAGTCTGGTCAATTTACAGCCAAGACTGTTTCCATGTCTACCGCTGCTGAAAA